CGTATATAACTAGAAAGCCGGTGGGGTATAAAAACTCCACCGGCTTATTTTTATTTTTTAGGAGTTAAACAAGTCATCAAATGCTTGTTCTACACTGTCTTTACCTTTAGCTTTAACCGTACTTGGCGACTGTACTGCTTTAACTGAGGGTGTAACCATTGATGGAGTGGTTGGTGCTGTGAATGGAACGTCGTCATCATCTGTGGGTGATGTAGCTGATGTAGTTGGTACAACAGTTTCAGCTGATTCTGCATCAGGATTCAACCACTTATCCATAACTTCTTTGAGCTCTTCATAAGAAAATTCCGGGAAAAGATCCAAGATGTTAACTTGTGACTTTAGAGCGTCAAGCAACTGTGCGTTTTTTGGATCAATCGCTACACTAACATTTGGCTTAACACGAATACTTGTTTCTGGGAAACTAGCTCCTCCTTCAGCAGTCTTAAATTCCACGACAATATCACGTCCACCGGTTAGATCAGTAATATCACCAAAGTCAGGATCACTAATGATTGATAGAAGTTCTTGATAAACTTGCTTACCAAATCCCCAGAACTTAACTCCTTCACCTTCTTCGCCACGGACAATTACGGGAGCAAATGTACGCATCTTGGGTTCCATCTTACGACCCATCTGCCAATCTTCTTTAGAACCAGTCTTCTTCAAGCGGTTACTAAACTCAACAATCGGATCTGGACGACCAAAACTATCAGGAGATAGATACGTCTTGTTGTTGATGTTGTAATGAAACTTTAGTTCGATAAACGGATTATCAGGTTCATACTTGTATGGAACAATACGAACTACTTGTTTACCTGGCTTTGGTTTCCAAATCAAGTTGGATTTTTGATTTGTGTTTGAAAGGGAGTTCAAACGACTCTTTAGTTTACTTAGATCTAATGCCATAATTATTTAATGTTTAATTGTTAATTAGTTAATTACTTCAACGGATCACTCGACCCGTCATATAACCAACCTAAAATCAGTCTACACTATGTATAGATTGAAATCAAGTCTAAAATATATATCAAATTTCTTGGATAGAAAACAATTTTAATGGAACTATTTTTACACCAATTTCGTTGGTTAGTATAATACTGTTTTTATATAGTTCCCAATTTAATTGGAAGTTCTTATCAAATACACCATTGTTTTCGTCAGCAATCAACTTATTCATTGCGTTGAGTGTATATAGTGTATTTGTTTGTTTCTTACGATGAATACTTATAGTGCCTTTGTAACGATTATTACGTTCGGTTTTTTCCACATTAAACGTTAAGTACAATTCCCGAAGATTATTCTCATTTGCAAATATAAAAATCTTATTATCGATCAATGTATATTGTTGAGTTATCTCTTTAATCGTTTCAGTATAATTTATACTATTTGCAAATGTGCAAAGTAGTTGTTTTTGGGTTATCATATTTTATCAACGACTTCTTTTCCTTCTACACTAAACGTAAACGAACTACCACTACTACTATCTAAACTAAAAACAGAATATGTTGGTGTAGCAATATCATCTTTCATAACAATTCCAGCGAATAAATAAAGAGTTACCGTTAAATATCCTTCGTCAACCACCATATTGATTCGGATCTTACCCAATTTTACATCTTCGAACTCTTTTGGAATTTCTAATTTAAAATTACCTTTATATCTCAACCTTTCAATCTTTTTACCAGTGTATTTGATTAGAGGTAAACTAACGTTTTTGCCAAATACAGCTTCGGTTGAAAGAAGACTAGATAATTTTATAAATTCTTCACGTATTAAATTAGGATCTGATGTATTTACATCTTTTAATACATTGTTTAAGATTAAATCTATATACTTAAGTGACAAAACATTAGCTCTGTATTTAAAAATGGGTCTGAGTGTATATCGTTCTAAACAATCTCCAATTTTAAAATCTCCGTCAATTTGATTTATTACATATATTAGATTTTTTTTCAAATTTTCAATTTGTTGCAATTGTACCGTTTTTATTTCAATTGGAAAAAATTCAATTAGAAATTTATTGTTTGATAATTCGGAAATTTTGTTAATAAGAGTTATGTCCTCTGTACTTGATTTCAAAATGTTTTTAAATAAATTCAAATTTTTATTAATGGTCTCCGTATATTCTGTATGTTTATTATCACATTTCTTACTAGATTTTTCTGAAATAGTACCTATTTCTCTTTCAAGTTGACGCTCTAAATTTTCTAGATTTTTTAATTCCGAAGATTGTAAAATTTTTACATCCGTATTTAATTTTTTGAAAAAAAAGTTATTTATTTTTGTAGTAAATGGATTTATTGCTTTTATGAATGATTGAAAATAATTTTTAGCAATATCTGGTATACTTTTAATTTTATCTATAGCATATTTTATGCTACTTGATATTTTATCAATTATTCCTTCACTAAGTGGCACTGGTTCATCCGATGGAGTAGGTGCCAAAGATTGACCAACGTATTGTGCCAATTGAGTTAAAACTCTTCCCAATTTTCCACCACCTGCTTTTAAACTAATTAAAGCAAATTTAATATTTTTATCTTTTATTTTAGCCATCGAATCGACATCTTGTTCATCAATATTGCCATCTTTTAAAGCGTTTAATACATCTGCCTTTGTGCCACCATAAATCAAAACAATGTCTGCGGTATTTGATTTTGTTTCTTGTTCACCTTTTAAAAATTTTCTGTTATAATCATCGGCTGCTTTATAAAAACTATCTATTGATTTATGAATAAAATCAGTAGGCGTTCCTAATTCCGCTAAAGAAACTCCGTCAAATCCACCAATTTGTTTTAAATCTTTATCGACTAAATCGTATAATTTAAGATTTTCTATACGACTGGTTTCGTTTGGTATATTCTCTAATTTTTCTCTTAAATTGCCCCAAGCAGATAAAAATCCAATCGCAAAATCGTTGTAATCTTGTCCGGTTTTAGCATTTTTAAAATCAGTAATTCCGTAAGCAAACAAAATAGGTATAGTTTCAAATAATTTAGTCCGTGTATTATTATCTGCATTTTTTAAGAACTCCAACTTAACCAAAAGTTCTTTGTTTATAATGTCTTTTATTTTTTTTGATTTATCAATATATTTAGCAGGCGCAATTGCATCAGCTACAATTACGTTTTTAGAAATAGTTTCATCGTATATCTGTTCACCTATTAAATCTCCATTAGTATCAAACCATTTGAATCCTTTGTTGTAAAATCCATAACTTTTAGCTTCATCTACACTATAATTAACAAGTGGCGTTTGACCTGTTAATATAGCTTCCACTCCCCAAGCATCTTGCTTTTTCTCAGCTGGTGTTCTTTTGTCTACACCACTATCACCTTCGATATCTTTATCTAATGTTTGATCTAACGTGGCAGGTTGTTTCTTAGATGGTTCTGAATCTGTTTGTGTATCGACTCCTTGTTCACCATCAGCTTTAAAAATATTAGCTTGAGCCTTTTTGGGATTTTCAGCGAAGTGAGTGCCTTTATTAACAGCTCTATCTCTGTATTGTTTATTAGGAAATGTTACAAGTATACCATCTTTATTATATGCTTGTCGATCTGGAAATCTACCCGCTTCAAATAACCTAGCGGTCTTTTCTACTATCTCATCGATATTATATCCAGCTTTCTCTAGATATTCCTGCAATATAAAAACGTGATCTTCGTTCTTAAGATCCAATACACCGTTCTTAATACGATTGTCACAACAAATTTCGTTTACTAATGATTTAAAGTTCATCTATTATAAATATAGATATAAATATATTTACAATTGGACTAATTTCAAATCATTATAATTATTTCCCGTGTAAGTCTTTACCTTAAATCGCTTGTTTTTAAAGATCTCAATCAAATCAGTAATATCTTGTCTATCCACATCATTGTGAATATCAAACACTATCGAATCATATACATACAGAATAGGTACGATCTTTTTGTTACTAACAAACTTAATACACTTACTTAAGCTGTCAATTCCATATTCAGTTTCAGCAGCTTGAATAATATAAGCAAACAACTTGTTTTTGTTGGCATCAACTATATGTTTATTTGTTATCTTTCGTTTATATATCGGAGTTGTTATATACCCATTCTTCTCAAACTTTTTCCAATATTTATCCTTTAACTGTTCAACTTTGTGAAAATAAGGAATATCACAATATTGATTGGAAATCTGACCATATAGATTTACCATCGTTAATTTCTTTGATTTGCCAATATCATCAGCTGTTACATTGACAATGTTAAAGTAATATTTAGCTAAATGTTCATATATTGTTTCTTCTTCGGGTACTTTGTACTCCACAAGATTTGCTACAATGTAAGGATGGAATCCTGTAAAATCAATCATCATCAAATGACCGTCTTGTCCATATCGTGAAACAAAACTAGCTCTCGACCCATCATCTTTTTTAAGAGCTACATAATTGATGGTATCATATGAATTACTTGGTCTTCCCGTTGGATTGTATATGTTGTAGTTGGTATATACAAATTTATTATAAGTTTTGCTCTTGAAATATTTTGAAAAAACATCAACGTCTACTTTGATTCCGTTCTTTTCTACTTCAAACAATGTATCAGATATAACATTGTTAAAAAATTTAAAACAATAACTCTCAGTTTCCTTTGAATCCAAGTGTTTGATTTGTTCTACCTCTTTATCAAAGATCTGTTGATGTATAACATATGGTAATATCAAATTAAAGTTATTGATATTGTAGTAACTATGCTGTAGAAAATTTCTGCTAAGGTTTTCCACTTCATCCAATGTTTCATTGTTGTCTATAAACCCAAATAGATTAACATCAATTAATTTACAGTTTAACCAATACTTATATGTCTTTTTATTGTTAACGTATACCGTAATATCTTTTGATTCGATATCTAGTTTAAATTGATCAAACGAACAATCCACAGGCAAATCACCGTGGGAAAAATTTAAGTAATGTTTCTTACCATCTTTAAAATCATAAATAAAAGCTGCAATAATATCATTACAAGCATTATGATAATTATTGTGCTTTGTTACTAATTTTAGATAGATTTTAGACGAATACTCCACATCTTTAGTGTATACTGTTTACACCAAATGTCAATTGATTTATTTGTAGAACTGAGTAAGATTGGTTAGAACTTCGTTGGTTCCGTTAATCACTGTATTTATTTGTTCCACTTGCTTCTTGTTGTACTCAATTACTCCTTGTTCCAGTAGCATCTTACCATCATACTTACTGTTTAACGGACCTGTTATTTTCCATTTCAATTTGGCTTTTCTGAAAAAGTTTGAGTCTATTTTGTTGTAAACGTCGCCTGATACTTCTGTTATTTCCGAGTAGTTGATCTTGGAAACTAGATATCTTTCTATATAACCCACCTTGTAATCTTTTTCTTGTGGTTTTGGCAAAAACGTATTTGGTAAATTAATGTTAAAATTACCCAGATTTAATTTTGTTTTGGTTGCAACATCAACATCTTTTATAATCATACAGGTATTAGTTCAATGTTTTGATCTGCTACACATCTTGCCAAACATCCAACAACAGTTTCCCATTTGCCATTGCCAGCTGTAACATAATGTGTAACATCTGTTATCATAAATATCACGTTCTCAGGAATATAAGGTTTTGGAAAATTTGAAATGCCAAAGTGTTGAAACATTCTAAATCCAAATATACCATCAAATGTTACTGTCAACGAAAAGTTAGGAGAGATTCCACTATATAAAGATAAATTGTTTTCTATATCTTGATCGTCTATTATTTGTCCCAACTTGTCTTTTAAATCGGTAGATAAATTCAACTGCTTGTAATTCTTAGCGGCATCATTTGGGTTTTCACCATCTACAATATAAGCACTTGTTAATGTTAATACCTTGTCTATTGTTCCGTGCGTTTGTATTGCAGATATTAATGGGTTTTGGTCTACTGTAATTTCTTCTTGCGAAGGCACTGTATTACTTTCACCAGTGCCTGTTTCTTCTTCATTGAAAACATCCAATCTATCTATAAAACTGGTAGCAGGCACACTTGAATTCTTAGCACTCATCGATGTGTCAGAAGAATCTGGTTTGTTGATGCCCGCTTGAAATAATGTCAACGTAGCTTGTTCGCTCGTCAAAGAAGTATCTAAACTAATGTTTTTTATACAGGAATCAGTGCCACCAGCATCAAAGACATATACTTTTTTTAGACTAGGCGATTTGTCACCTAAATCAATATAATTGTTATCCAATATAGATAATCCGCCCAAATCATCTTGTGATATTTGGAATTTCCAAAATCCATTAGAAGCTTCATTAATAACATTCAATATTGCGTTTGCAAACTGTTGCCAAGTTTGGACTTCTTTATTTTCTACAATTTCCAAGACTTTGGTTTTGCTTATGTATATGTTTTTTAAATTACCATATCTAAACTTCTTGTATGTTCTTTTAATTGACTGCGATCTTGTTTTTTGAGGATCGGATAATACAAGTTCTTCACCTGTCAATACAACTTCTTTGTCATAAATAAACGGAAATGATATATTGTCACTTGGACTATTTTCACTTATACCACCAATATCATAGTACAATCTATTGATAACAGTATCTAAATTATCTCTATAAGCACCCGCTGTTTTAAATACAGTTTCGACTTTTTTAGCAGCTCTATAAAGTTCGTCGTTTACATTAGTTACCTCGACATCATATTTTGATTTTAAAAACGCATTTTGATTTGGATCACCATTTTTCAAATATCCACCAGACTTGATTTCATTTTCAACTCGACTTTGTGCAGTTGGATCCAATTTATTATTTTTTATAGTATTTAAGTAACTTTCATCTGGAAGTTTTTTGCCAATATTAAATTTAGGAGCAATTCCATTTGGTATTAATACGTGTGGGTCACAACTTATTAAATTTGGATGTGCATTTATTATCTTATCTACATTAATAGTAAATGTTTTATTTGATACGACGGAACAGAATTTGTTAGCAACTTCAAAAAGAAAATCCAATTGCATCCACACTTCATCGTCGCCTTTGGTATCAAAATCACAACGATCATCTTTATATGATACAGCTTTGTAATTTACTCCACCAATATTAGTTGATTTATATGATATATTTTCTTCTCCAACTGGTACAGCTGGTTTTTTATATACATTAGGCGCATCTGTTCTTCCTATAAAAATTCTGTTTTCAATTTTTCCATCATAAAAAGTTTGTTGTTTTAAAAACTCTTGTGTTTTAGAATTGTCATAATCTTCCGAATTGGATATACCGTTTGTAGCAATATATTCCATAAAATTTTTACGATCAATAACAACTTGCTTTAACTTGGGTAAAGCGGTTTTCAAAAACGTTTTTAATCCTGTATATTCTTTTGTTTCTGTTGGTATTTTTTTGCCATTGGAATCGGTCTTTGAATTTGTTGTGGTACTTACATTGTTTTCCGCAGGCATACCAGCAAATAATGCTTGTCGAGAAGTTAGTTCCACATTGCAATCATATATAGTACCGTCTTGTGTTGAAAAATTATACTTGGTTACAATTCCAGTAATACCACCATAATTACCATACGATTGGTACCATTTATCCATTATTTTTTGTGGAGATTGTATTATTGACCAACATTCATTTTTGCTGGATAAATCAATCAGTGAATTGATATTAAACAAATTCCATCCTATTTCAACAAACACATTTATTCTGGGTGTCAAAAAGAATGGTGCTAGATATTCCAACTGAGCCAATCCATAACATTTGAATTTTATGGTAGCAAACGACAACATATCTTTGCTAGTTTTTATTTCTATGCTATCTAAATTAGGTGGTGGTAACACAGAAGACACTTCAGATTTCTGTACGCTTTCTATAATCTTGCCGTTTTTGTTAAATGTACTTGGCCACTTGTAAGAAAATTGATTTCTATATCTAGAATCTATATAATGTGGATTTCCATTAGCTTCATATCCAATAACAGACTTGTCTTGTTTTAATACATTGCCATCTTGTTTAAAACCATACATTTCATAAAATCCACTGCCAGGCATAAACAAGAATCCATCATAACTCTTTTCTTCTCCGTTTTTATTTAGTATCGTACTACGAGGTACCAATCCATTTCCAGCTATACCAGTGCCATTTGAAAAAACTCGTACCCACGGAGTCATTGGTCCTTTGTACTGACCATGTTTATTGTAGAAATCATATACAACACCACTTGGGTCACCTGGGGTTGGATAGTTAAAACCAACGTTATTTGAGTTTTTTCTGCGTCTTAATTCACGAATTAATGCAACAGGAATGTTTTGTACTTCCCACCATCTAGGTTCTTCTGCAATTTCATCCTCGTATGCCATATAACTTAACTATTAATCTGTTTGAGATTCTGTAATATATTTGGTAAATTGCCTGGAATTCTTAATTGTTTATTTGCATTAACGGACAATTTGCCATCAGATATGTTGTTAGCCAAAGCAATTATCCACCAGTACATTTCATCACCATAATACTTTTTGGCTAAAGCATCCAAATAATCTTCATTGGATGCGGTAATGTATATATCGTCCTCGGTTTCCGGTATATTGGGATAATACGTGGTCTTAAATACCAATTTCCCATCATATCTTTTTTCAGTTGGCGTAAATTGATATCTCATTTATTTCCTTGTCTGTCAACATCATATCGCATATTCATAGAGAAATCATTATTAGCTACATCATTATAATCTTTATCGCCATAAAGATCGGTTGTACCAAATGTAGATACAGTAGCAGTTTCTCCAGCATCCGCCTGAGTCATAGTTGCAACAGGAGCATTTCCCCACAAAGCTCTTCCTGTTTTTGGTCTGTCTTTTTCCATCAATGACATATTGATAGTAATTTCCGCTTCTCTTGGAAATTGCGCAACTTTACCTTTCATACTGGTTTTGTCAAATGTAAATATATTTCCTAAATTATAACTCCAGTCTTGTTGTTGTACAGTACTCTCGTTAATTAATTCCCAAGATGCATCTTCAGGTATGCTAACATTGCACGAATTTAAAACCACAAAGTGATTTTTGTAAAAATCTCCAAGTGTAAATTGCACCATCGGTGGTATCATAAATCCACCATTTACAGTGGAAGTATAATTAGAAGGTCTGGTTAAACCCACCAAATAGTTTACACGTTGCCACATAGGTAATAATTCTTTAACAGAATGTGCAACCACTTTAAAATTGAAACTAACGTCTCTGGTAAATCCTTTGTAATAGTATAACTTGTCAGGTCTACCCAAGTATTCAATTGGTTCCCAAGTAGATGTATTGTTTTCTTGTAACCCTTTTACAGTAGCATTAAACGGTATAAATCTGTTGTTAACTATATCATAGAAGTAAAACTTAACCAAGTCAGGACCCAATCCGTTAAATTGATCATTATATTTTTCAGCAAATTCATCAGCATTTAATACACCCAAGCTGTTAACATAGTCAACATTGTTGGTGGGTCTTATAAATCTGTCTCTACCTTCTTTTTTACCCAATAGAGTTGGAAACTTTTCTTTTCTTTCATATCTGATTCGACCAGTATAGGTGTATTGATTTGCACTATCAGATCCGTCAGTATTGGTTCTGTCTGATTTTACTTTCGCTAAATAATTAAAACCAACATCATCTGTGGCATACTGTTGTGTTTTTCCAAATATAGGATCTACACCATACTTTAAATTGTCGTTTCCAGCAATTTTGGTTTTTAAAATTCTGCTTAAATCTTGAATATATTCTACAGTTTTATCTGTTTTATCTGAAAGTGTACGTTGATAGTTTACAGATAATTTAGGATCGGTATATTGTTTATAATTTAACAATTGATCACTATATTCTACATCACCATCTATTTTAACTAAATCACCGTATCTATTTGTATTAGCGCCGTCTACAGAACTAATTTCAACATTACTAATTGTATACGAATCTGTTAATTTACCAACGCCAGGTGTAGTTGAATATGTAACAGATAAAAAGCTGTTGTTTCTTAAATTTTTATTGCTTTGAACATATAGTCTCAATCGTTTAGAAACTATGTTTGTCAGAGGAGTGGCAAAAAATCTCATTCCACTTGTACCACTGCTGTTGCCTCCTGTTATTTGTTGTAATCCAACTGCTTTTAACAACCCACCAATAAAACCACCTTTTGATTTTGGTTGTGTGCCTGTATATAACAAATTGTTACCCTGATTTAAATTAACATTTAGATTAGCACTCTTCTTACCACTTGTTCTGTCGTGTGTAATAGAATTACTCCATCTATTGGTATTCAACATCAGATCATATGTATCTTCGTCAGCTCTGTAATTTAATCCTGCTATTGGTTGAGTAGGTGGCAACAATCCACCTAGAATCGTATTATTCTTTAAAAATGACCCAGCTGATTTTAGTAGATTACTAAAGAATCCGCCTTTGCCTGTAGAATTACTCATCAAACTCTTATATCGTTTGTTGTTGTAACCAGCAGTAGCTGTATTACCTCTTAGTAATCCTTTAACACCATCTCGACCTGTAATAGGCATTACTTGATCTGCTTTATCGCCACCACCAAGTAATCCTGTAAAATTGAAAAATCCACCCAATCCACTCTTTGGCTCACTAGCTGCACTAGCCACACTACTACGTGGCGGAGATGGATTGCCTTCAGTTGCACCAAACAATCCACCAATAGCTTTTGTAATACCACCTATACCGGCAGCACCCATTAAACCACCGACGATATTGCTACTATCTATAAATCTGGTGGGTCTTTCTATAGCACCAAATGTTGATAATCTAACCGCAGCCAAAAGAGGGCTTGCTGGATTATAAATCTTGGTTTCGTCAAATGGAGCAAATCCTTGTAATAGTATTTGTTTTGTTAAAAAAGTACCACCTTTACCAGATCCTAGAAATCTTCTGATTCTGGTACCGTCTCTCAATGCGGATTGTATAGGAAACGATCTGCTAACATTTATCTTCTGACGTTGACCTTGATTTGGATTTGCGTAAAATGGAGGTGCTAATTCGCTGCTAATTAATCCTCTTGCGTATAAATCAGTTGGTTTATTCTTGCTATATAATACTTCGTTGTTATTATTAGTATTGAATAATGTTTCTAATTTACCAGGCGCTCTTAGATTTATATATTGTTCGGCATTTGGCGGCAAAGATAAACCCGCACCTTGTATATTAGAAAGTGTGGTAACTTGCGCACCATCATTACCTATTGCGCTAGAATATGTATTACTATTTGCCATTAATTATAAATATCAGATTAATTGGTTGTTGCTTGACCAAATGAACCAAATTTTGAGTTACTTGTTGCTAATAATTGATTTGCACGTTGACCATCAATATACACAGCAATTTGACCAGATGCCATCATAGAAGTCAATTTATCAAGTTTTTCTGCTAAAACTCTATTGGAATTTACAATTGTATTGATCAATAAATCATCAGTTTTTACACTTGTTTTTGATTCAGTCGCAGTTTTTGATGGAGTTTCTTCTGATGTTCCGACTATTCTACCAACAAAACTAAAAGTTTTTCCTATTGTATCAGATATAAATGAACCAATACCTTTCATTTTTTCCCATACTTTTTCAAGAGCACCAATAATAAAAGTAAAAGCTCCACTGAATGTGTCTTTGAGAAAAGTACCAACTTCAGATACAGCAGACTTTATTAGTTCAAATCCTTTTTTAAATGGATATGTAATCAAATCAAACATCACATCCATTACGGATTTGAAAGCATCAACAAATGTTGTTTTTAAAATATTTATAATCTCTGGTATAATTTGAGCGGCTTTTTTAAATGGATATGTAAGTACATCAAATAACATATCTACTACAGATTTAATACCATCAACAATCGCTAAACCGATTTCGGATGGAGATTTACCACCCAATTTATCCATTACCCAATTATATACCAATTCAAATGGCCATTTAAGTATAGTATATAAAGTGTCTGCTACAGATGCAATACCGTCAGCGATTGCGTTCAGTCCAAAAGCTTTCAAAATTAACAATCCTAATTTTCCCACTGTTTTAGCTATAGCTATAGGCAATTTAACAAAGTGAAATACAATAATTTCAATTGCTAATCTTCCAATATTTGCAAAAATTTTACCCCATTCAATTCCCCCACCGCCACCACTAAATAACTCTTCTATTTTATCAGGCAAACTCGTTAGTGCGTCTAATAAAAAGTTGGTTACGTCTTTAAATATTCCCGCAAAATCTATATCGGCTAAAAACGACGGTATCTTTTTAAGAAAATCCCAAACCATTTTTAATGGTTCTACAACCAAAGCATTAACTACAGCTTTTAATCCAGCTACTGCTTTTTGACTCACGGTACCTGTCGTTTCATTAAATGCTTTAAAAAACGCTATGCCACCTTGAATCACAGATACAACTAGTCCTATTGGTCCTAAAAATTTAGCTACTGCTCCAAAAATCGGAGCGAGTTTTGAAAAAAACCCAATGCCAGTACCAAGTTTGCCAAATATTCCACCCACAAAACTTCCAATTCCTTTTACCGAACTACCTAGTCCACTAAATACGTTTGAGATAATATTTCCAATTTTTGAAATTGCTGGAAATTTTGTAAATACTTTTTCAATATTCATTCCGATATTAAAAACGCTATTTGAAAGTTTTGTTAATTGTGTAGATCCTTTTCCGATAAAATTAGATATGGATTGAAATCCCGTACCAAATCCTTTTAATGTATCTGATGCTGATTTTAGTCCACTTGCGATCTTTTCTATTTTTAACGAAATATTTACTATCGTGTTTATGATACCCGATGTACTCGTTGACCACCCAATAAAAATACTTGATATTTTTAGCGCCGATGATAAAAATTGTGAAGAATAAGTAATTAATTTTCCAAATCCACTTGTCATTTTTCCTATCCCACCCAATATATTTGATACTATAGATAAACTTTTAAACATCATATATAGTTTACCCACTTCTTGTGCAAATTTTTTGATTTCTTCTCGGTTATCTTTTATATATTTTAATAACTGTGTAAATATTGGTCCAATTTCTTCCAATATAGGCCCAATAAATTCCATAAAAATTGCATTAATTTCATTTTGCAACTGTTTCATTCTGGTTTGATTTTTTTCTTGAATCAACCCTTTTTCATATTCGGCTTGAGCAGCTTTTTTAGCAGCAATAGGATCGTTCTTCATCATTTCCGCCATTTGCTTTTTCTTCTCTGCTTCGGCTCTTACCAATGGATCTTTTGATTTTAATGCTTCTTTCAGATTTTCTTCAGCATTTAACATTTCTTGCAATTCTTTTACAGTCTTACCAGCAGCTTTTGCAAACGCGTCTTGTGCAATTGGATTTAACTGATTGAACTTAATTTTCTTAGCTTGATCCAATATTAATTTATTTGCCCCAATAATATCGCCTTGAAATGCCAATCTGCGAGCTTCATTAAAATTAATATTTTTACCAATCAATGCACTAGCTTTTAATTCTGATTGAATACTACTTTCAAAGTCAAGCAAACCCTTTGCAGTTTTTGCCATATTGTCAAGAGTAGTACCCATTTGTCTAGCTTGAGCTGCAGCTCTAACCATTTCATCTGCATTTTTACCAGCAAACATTCTAGCTTCTTCAGATGCATTTGCGACATCGTTCATTACATCGTCCAACCCAACTCCATAAGCATTTGCAGCAAATTTTGCCAATCCCAACATATTTTGTTTGGCTATTGCACTTTTTCCAGATACGCCACCTAACGTTTGTAGAAACTTAACACTTGTTTCAGAAGCTACTCCAAATTGAGCAGACATTATTGAAACATCTTTAACCAATCCTTTTTCCATAGATTGCAAACTTGTAAAAGTTGAACCTATTTGTTTCATTGTTCCGCCAAGTTGTTCAGCGTTTATACCAAACTCAGCTAACTCAATAGAAGCTTCTCGTATGTTTTTTTCAAAAATTGCACCCTGACTTGGTAATAGTCCAAATTTTTGTCTAACATTTGTAGCAGCGGTGTCAATTTGATTAAAAACGTCTAATATTCTTTCAAAAGTACCAGCTAATGTGGTGGGTATATTTAGTTTAGTTGCTAAACCCGAAGCCAAATCACCCATCTTGTTTAACAACTTTACACCCATCTCCAATGCTTTGTTATATAAATCTATTAACTCGTTTGCTGCTTTTAGTAAAAAATTATGTAGTTTTAACGATTCTAACTTGGAAGCACTGTTTTTCAATAAATGTTCTTCCAAATTCAACTCGGTTGATTTTTTATTAATTAAATCTTGTAAAGCTATAACAGTATCGCTGGTAGGATCTTTACTTTGCTCTACTAGAAGTTCAGCTGCGTTTGTCAATAATTCATTTTGTAAACTCTCTATTTTTATGTAACTGTTGATACGTGCCTGTGCAAATTCATTTAACTTTTTTTCAGAATTTACAAATTTTGATGATAATTTTTCTTGTAAACTTTTTCCTTTTAACTGTTCATCAAGCTTATCTTTTTGTGTTTTATATGCCTGTCCTAACTGTTTGGCTATATCAACCATTCTTTTCTCGGTATCAACTATCTTGTCTAGATTAGACAGAGTATCTTTGATTTCAGCGTTTAAATTATTAAACGCCTCTACTAGTTTATCCGCTGTTGCTTTATCAAATGGTTGTGCTGCCATATAATATATAAATATGACAACTATATTATTTTACACTAAAAAGGCTTATCTACTTTACCTGACTTTTTAGCAGGTTCTTTGTAACTATCACTTTCTTTATTCTTTATATTTGCTAATTGAGCATAGTAAAAATTACGTAAAAATACAGGTAAATTATACGCAATTTGTACATTTACCGCTCCTTGCGAGAAATAACTCAATTCAAATATTTGACCGTGAACTTGTAACTTATATTCAGGACTCAGGCCAAAAAAACTGTACCGTCATCGGTACATCCATCCTTTCCACCTCACCACAGTGTTCACATACAAAGTCAAAACCCATATCCAATTCAGGCGCAATTGTTTTAATATAAGCTCTTAGTGCCATACTGTCTTTTGACAACAACTCATTGTCAACAAATTTATTGATAGATGCAATATCTGGTTTTCCATCTATACTTACAATCAGCTTTTTAAGTCTGGTAGTTACTTCTGTACTGGCTTGTTTTTTGATCTTGGTCATCGCTTTAATATCACGATCAATGCTTTCTTGATCACCAGATGTAACAAGTTTAAATGTTATTCTACGTTTACAATATGGAAACTCAAATTCAAATTCATTACTACCCTTCTGAAACTTATTGAAGTCCACTTCTTTTTCATTTAATGTACTTAAATCAATATATGTTTTGTTTTCGGTATTACATTTTTTGCACTCAATTTTTACAGGCCCGTATTTGTCACCATATGCCAAACGTCTAGCAGCAACAAACAGTGCATTTTTGTCTACCATCAACAAATCTTGTGTTCTTACGCCGGGCGTAACAATTAAAGATTCAAGCAATTTATCCAATACAGTACCGTTTTTGATGAAGTTTTCATTGGTTAAAATGTCTTCTTCTCTAGCAGTCATCATCTTTAATTCCACACTACCTTTGCTTAGTGGACTAGACTCATCATAGAAATATCCTTTAGATGGCAATTCTATTGTTTCCGCAGGATAACTTGTAGGTGCAGCTGTTGTTGATGCAGTTGAATGTTGTTGCTTTAATTTTTGAATTATAATTTCGTCACTCATAACTTTATAACAATATATAGAACTTTATATAACTTTTATGTTATTATATTTAGGTATTTAATTGATGTTGAGCAGCATCACGAGCGGCTGTTTTACTGTCTACTGCATCTTTTTTGTTTTTTACACGTAGTTCAGCCGCAGCTTTTTCTTCGGGGGTAGTTGCAGCTTTTAAATCGTCATTTGCTTTTGTAAGTTCTTGTTGTGCCGCATCAAGTTCAACGGTACGAAGAACCAATCCAGCTTGATTATACTTTTTTCTTGCAGAATTTATTTTAGCTTCGTCTTCTTTCATTATACCCACAATCAATTTCTTTAATAACTTCTTTTGTTTTTCGGTTAATTTACCAGTAATTTTACCCAATTTATTGTTTAATATATTATGAACATTTGTATTGTAATTACCAAACAAATCGATAATAAAAGCCTTTTGTTGTTCTGGGGTTAATGTAGCATATTGAGATCTTAATTGACTTGCACTTCTAGCCGGTAACCCTAGTACTGTAAAATCTACAGTTGGTACTGTTATCAAGTATCCGTGTTTTATGGCTGGGTCTAATTTGGATTGATTTTTTGGCAATGGCTGTAAATAAGAAGGAGATCCATCTTTTTTTACAAAGTTTTTGAATCTTGGATCTTCAATCATATCCTTTTCACTAACTGCAAAAATAATAATATCACGTTCTATATTGATTGGTATTTGATTAGCTACACTTTTCAAGTTGTAGTTGTTTTTGACGTTTAGTATTTTGTTTGCCGGTATACCTGTGGTAATCATCATTTGCATTTTTTCATTGAAAGTAAATGGTGATTTTGGCAATTTTGTAACACCTGTGGTTGTTATGTATACATCATTACCACCAAATTTAGTGGTTAGGTAGTTGTATACACTTTTGTGACCTTTGTGAAAGGGATGAAATCTACCAGGATAAATTACGAATATTTTCTTGCCCATTTGCATATAGTAATAAATAGAAAACCCCACAAATAAATGTGGGGTTCTTTTTGATACAATAAATATTAATATTGGAGAATTGCGTAATCGTATGCTACAGATAAACTGATCATCTGAGCAGCACCGTCATCGCTCCAATCCATTTCTTGGAAATCAGCGCTTACGATAAATGAACCTACCAACTTCCATTCTTCTACTTTGTCACCTACTGGACCCAAGACGTTAATTGTTAGATCCTTCTTATAGAAGTCTTGGTAACCATCACGACCAGTAACTGATTCGTGGTGCAAACGTACCCATTCCATTACTGCTTGAGCACCGGATGGTACAATTGGATCATAAAGTTCCATACTGATTTCATCCCATACACTTTTACCCTTGTAGTAGGTTTTTACGTTAATATGGTCAAGTTCCTTCTTGGCTTGTGTTAGTTTAGGACGATTGACCTTTTTGATGATGAATGATGGAATACCATCAACATAAAGAATAAAACGATTCTTTACTTTTGGTTCGAATGCCGTAGCGAATATTTCACTTGGATTTAGTAGTTCTGCCATATTTTTACCTTATTGTTCTTGAATATAAATATTAAACGATTTAGTTTTATATAAAGTTTTTTATCATTTACTCAAATTTTTATCTGTAATATTTGTGATAGCATTTTTTAGTTGATTGACGTAACCTGTGGATCTTAAAAGTTTAAACACCAAATTTTCTGTACTATACTCGCCGCTCTTACTTAATCCAGCTTCTCTCATTTCATACAAACGTTTAACTAAACGCTTTAATTTATCTAAATTTTGTTCTTTTATAGCTGTGGAAATAAACGAAACATATTGTTTGTATTTCTTTGTAATAGCATCTTTATCAATCTGAATGTCTTCTATTTTTGGCTTTTTTACCCATTCATTTTTCATCAAACTATATACAGCTTGACTTCTATTGACCTCTTTAATATCTTGAATGTAAACTTCCACTGGATGATTGCCAATTCTAATGTTGTGGTTTTCATTCCATTTGCTTTTTAAGCCATCCACATAATTCTTAACCAGTTCTTCATTTGGATCAATTTTGGAAAAATCTACAACCAAATGTAAGTCAATATCACTTGTTGGTGTCCAATTATATCCGGCAGTACTACCAAGAAAGTATATATTTTCAAGAGGTACATTCAAATCAGTATCTTTGTAAAAAGTATTTGCAATAGTTAATAACTTGTTTAATACATCAGGTTTAATAGCATTTTCAGTAGCCCATATCTCAGGATTTAAAATGCTATTATAAATTCTATGAGATTCTTTGATACCCAACATTTCTTTTAGTTTATTAATTGTATCTATTGCGCTTTTATGCAATATTGCTTTACCACCAGCTTTGATAAAATCATTTACATTATCTTCACGGTCATCTATCAAAATACTATCAGGAGTTGCAAACTTTGCTTTTAAATTTCTATGCGGTACCAAATTAGCTTTAATATCAATATTGTTATTGGCTAACCACTGCTTTTTACCAACATATGCCAAATTGGTAGGCGCATGACTCAATATCTCTACAGGCAAATTTGATACAAAATTATAAAGCAATCTGCCATCTTTCATCCAAGGCATACTAGAATAGTATTCAGGACAATTCTTATCTACAAACTTAAATCTATTCTTTTTACCGTGTTCAGCATCATAAGTTTCAACAGGTACACCACCACTATATCGCTTGAATTGCAATTCCCAATCACTTATCACACCATCCATATCCAAATATATTTTATGTTTATTAGTAATCATTTATAATAAATAGTAGCATATTATGCGCTTACAGTTAATTTAACTATCAATATTTTAGTATTATTATTTAATAATTAACTTAACCATTTAGTTAACTAAGCGCTAGCTTTAGCTTATACTTTATATAAAAGCAAAAGTCAAGTGTTATATTAAATTTAATTTGAAAATAATACTCTAACATAATCGCAATCGTATAATACGTTATCAGAACCAGGCGTAGAAATTCTACAACTACCAGCTAATTGTGCTGTAGGTCTTCTTGGTACTGCAATAAACATATTATTTATAGATTGACCGGGATTTTCATATTGATAAGTTGCTGTACCAGCTACCACATAATTTGCATTAGAAAATGCAGTGGTAAAGTTAATTGTATAATCGCCGGTACCATTATCAGTTATGGATGATACGTTATTAGACGCGTTAGATGATGGTGTGCCTGTTCCATTAAAGTGAATCCATGCTTTTATATTTGTGACACCGCTAGTACCACTGGTACCAGTAATACCACTAGACCCAGCATTACCATTTGCGCCACTAGTGCCACTGGTACCTGGATTACCATTTGCGCCACTGGTGCCACTCGTTCCATTGGTACCACTGCTACCCGCACCACCTGGACTGCCATTTGCGCCACTGGTGCCACTTGTTCCATTAGCACCACCGGTAGATTTGTATACAACGCCGGTTGTATTATCAACTGTTAGAAAATATCCAGTTGCGTTACTTGTCAATCCTTCCAATTTAAGTGGTAAATTTGTAGAAGATCCACTTATATGCAATTTATTAACAGGACTCGTTGTGCCTATACCAACATTACCACCATTTTTTAGAGTTAATATTTCTACAGAACCACCATCAACAAAACCGAGTCTATCGATACTTGAGTTTTTATAGTAAAATATATTAAATTGATTCCAAGTACCAGAAGAATTTCCACTCTTCATTAGTATAGAACCCGTACCAAAACTACCTGCCAACCTACCATCTATTATGAATGAATCTTCAACTGTCAAAGATCCATTCATATATGTTGTGCTGTTTACGTAAAAAGTTCCGTTAACTTGAAGTGTATAATTAGGACTTGTTGTACCTATGCCAACACTGCCATTAGAAGCAATACGCATTCTTTCACTACCACCTGTTTTAAATGTTAGTGTATCAGCGGCTGCCCAATCCATACCAGTATTGGTATCTTGATTAAAAGCATAATATGGGTCATGATTACCATAAGCAACTGCTCCTGTAGTATCACCCGCATAAACTACACCCGCACTATTTATCAATAATATAGTGTTGGTACTACCAGCTCTAATTCTAAATGGATAGAAATTAGCTCCAACTGCAGCTGCATAATCATATCCAACACCAATTGCCCCACCACCAAAACTTGAATTTGTAGATCTTACAAACAAGAATGAACCAGACGTAGTATTTGTTCCTTCTGTTTGTATTTGTAAACCTGAATTTGTAATTATCGTACCAATACCAACACATCCACCTGGAATTATGGTTGGTATATATCCAACACTATTTTCGTATCCATATAGTTCTACTCTCTTATATGTACCACCATTAATTAGGAACTTACCAGAAATATAATTTACATCTCCTGTATTAATTGACATTCCATAATAATAGTTATCAGCTTTTAGAAAGTTATTGGCGGTTAATTGTAATGGAAATGCGTTGCCATATGGATATGAAACAAACATGAAGTTGCTTGTATTTATAGAACCAACCACATCCAATTTATAAGCAGGAGTACTTGTGCCTATACCCACATTACCATCTGTAGCTATACGCATTTTTTCATCAACTGCCGTTCTGAATACAACAGGATAACTACCAATTGAACCTACATACAAAGCTGATGCACTTGAATCAAATCCACCAATTCTTGAACCACCAACCATCGTTTCAATAACCGCCGAATTGGTGCCGTTAACTTGTAAAAATCTATAGTTTGATTGTGCAGTTGGTGATGTTGTACCAATACCCACATCGCCATCTCCTGTTATTACCATTCTAGTAACAACACTACCAAGTACATTTGTATCTGTAGTTTGTACACCAAATTCAAGTCTTGGATTTAAATATTGAGGATTGGCTTGAGTAGTATATAGTCTTATATAAGCACCGTAATCATCATTTGCATCTCTTTGTATAAACAATAAACCAGTAGAGTCACCAACACTAGTCATTGTTCCTCCAGATAATCTAATTGGATATACTGCACCGGCTCCTGTTGAAGAACCATTATTTATAGTTAATTTTTGTGATGGACTTGTTGTACCTATACCAACATTACCATCGGCTGCAATTCTGAATCGTTCGGATGAATTTGTGTAGATAGTAAAGAAATTACTAGCACCAACACCATATAAATAATGTTGATTTCCAGCACTTCCAATTTCAAAATTACCATTTGAATTTCTAATGCGTAAATATCTATCAGATGTATTATTTGCACCAATTGTTACGGATACTCCAGTTCCAGATGTATTTAATCCAACACCACCTGTCACATCCAATGAAAATACAGGACTTGTTGTACCTATACCAACATTACCTGCTCCTGTTACAACCAATGAAGTTGCGGATGTACCACCTACTTCAAAATAATCTGAAGTATCTACAACTTTTAGATCCCAATTTCTTACACCATTATCAGTTAATCTTAATGTAGAATTACCTGATGTGGCCAATACTCTAATTATTGGGCTAGACCCAGCTACTTCTAATAATTGACTTGGACTTGTTGTACCTATACCTACGTTACCGACTGATGTAATTCTAAATTTTTCTGTCAGTGTTGAATTATCTGATCCGCCTGTAAATGTTCCCACTATAAAAGCACCTGCAGCGGTACCTCCATTTTCATTTAATGCTCTTAAAACCACGCTTGGTCTAGAAGTTCCTGATCCGCCAAATGTATTTGCTCCTGAACCGGCGCCACTCCATAATTGAAATGCAATTTCTGCGTAGTCATTTGTTGTAGATGTTTTATTTAATTTTAAATTTAAAGTTTGTGGACTTGTTGTTGATTGTATATCCGTTAAATAATTAGGACTTGTTGTACCTATACCAACATTACCACCATTTTCTATAGTAAAGATATCAGCCGCATCAGTATTATTAGTAATTCTTAAACTATTAGAATTTGAACCCAGTTTAATATAAGAATTGGATGCACCACTTGAATATCTACCAATTTCTAATTTTGCATTATTATCATCTAATATACGAATACCGCCTGCTACACTTAACTTTCCATAAGTTCCCGTAGGACTTGTTGTACCTATACCAACATTACCATTGTTGTCAATACGAACTCTTTCACTACCAACTGTAACAAACTTTATAGTATTTGTTAATCCACCTGAACCAGTTGATCCAAACACTTGCATTGCCGCACTATTATCACTTGGACCATATGTTGCTGCGGTTAATACTGAAAAATAATTAGAACTATACACAGAACCAACTACATCCAATTTATAAACAGGACTTGTTGTGCCTATACCAACCGATCCTTGTACATACAATCTAGAAGCAGTTAAACTGCCACTGAAACCACTAGCTTTAATAAAAGTTGTAGCTATAATTGATCCTGTAATTCGAGCACCTTGTAATATTGCCATATAATATAATTATTTATTTATCAATCGATTTATTGTTATTTGTTGTTCATCAACTATCTGCTTCAATTCTTTAACACCCTGTATCAATACAGCTGTCAATTTACTATAATTTATACCAGATATATTACCCAACTCATCATAACTAACAAATTCAGGATATATCTTCACAACCTCTTCAGCTATCAAACCAATACTAAATTCATTGTTGTTCTTATACCTAAATGTCACCGGATTCAATAACACAATCTTGTCCAATTGCGGCGGCAATAAAGGCATAATATCCGTTTTAGTATTTTCACTAGACGTTTCTATCAATGTAGTAGCACTAACAGTTCCAACAACTGTTAATGTAGTACCATCCACACTTAAAAAATTAACACTCTGTAACGTAGTAAGACCAGTAGTTTTTACCAAATAATTAGGCTGATCAGTAAAACTACCACCACTAATTCCACTGGTACCACTAGGAGCACTAATACCACTAGTGCCACTCGTACCACTGCTACCACTAGTTCCACTTATACCACTACTTCCACTACTAGCACTAGCACCTCCACCAGCACTTACACCACTTGTTCCACTTGTACCAACAGTACCACTACTACCACTCGTTCCGCTTGTGCCACTCGTACCACTGCTACCACTTGTTCCACTGGTTCCATTTCGACCACTTGTGCCACTGCTACCACTTGTTCCGCTCGTTCCACTTGTGCCACTTGTTCCGTTTGTTCCACTTGTTCCGTTTTGACCGCTACTACCACTTGTGCCGCTCGTTCCACTACTACCACTTGTACCACTACTACCACTTGTGGCACTATTACCGCTGCTACCACTATCACGACTAAATCCGCTTGTACCACTACTTCCACTTGTACCACTGGTTCCGCTTGTACCACTTGTACCACTGGTTCCATTTCGACCACTCGTACCACTTGTACCACTTGTACCACTGCTACCACTACTACCACTACTACCACTGGTTCCGCTTGTGCCACTAGTACCGCTTGTTCCGTTTTGACCGCTGCTACCACTTGTTCCACTTGTACCGCTACTACCACTTGTACCACTACTACCACTTGTGGCACTATTACCGCTGCTACCACTATCACGACTAAATCCGCTTGTACCACTGCTACCACTAGTACCACTTGTTCCGCTTGTTCCGCTTGTGCCACTTGTACCACTGGTTCCATTTCTACCACTGCTACCACTAATACCACTGCTACCACTGCTACCACTAGTTCCACTTGTTCCGCTAGTGCCACTCGTTCCATTTGTTCCGCTTGTTCCGTTTTGACCACTGCTACCACTTGTTCCACTTGTACCGCTACTACCACTTGTACCACTACTACCACTTGTGGCACTATTACCACTGCTACCACTATCACGACTAAATCCGCTTGTACCACTGCTACCACTAGTACCACTGGTACCACTTGTTCCGCTTGTTCCACTGGTGCCATTTGATCCGCTTATACCACTTGTACCACTAGTACCATTAGTACCACTGCTACCACTTGATCCACTTGTTCCACTTGTGCCACTAGTACCATTTGTACCATTTGACCCACTTATACCACTTGTTCCACTCGTTCCACTGGTACCATTTGATCCACTCGTACCACTAGTGCCACTGGTACCACTGCTCCCACTTGATCCACTTGTTCCGCTTGTGCCACTAGTACCATTTGACCCACTTGATCCACTTGTACCACTTGATCCACTTGACCCACTTGATCCACTTGACCCACTTGACCCACTTGATCCACTTGATCCACTTACACCAGACGATCCGCTACTACCACTAGTACCGCTTGTGCCACTAGTACCATTTGACCCACTTATACCACTTGTGCCACTTGATCCATTACTGCCGCTTGTTCCACTTGTTCCGCTTGTGCCACTAGTACCACTTGATCCGCTTGTACCACTTGTGCCACTGCTACCACTGGTACCATTAGATCCACTTGTACCGCTTGTGCCACTAGTACCATTTGTACCACTTGTACCGTTAGATCCACTTGATCCGCTAGTACCAGACGATCCGCTACTACCACTTGTACCGTTTGATCCGCTTATACCACTTGTGCCACTTGTACCACTGGTGCCGTTTGTTCCACTGCTACCACTTATACCAGACGATCCGCTACTACCACTTGTACCGTTGGATCCACTTGTGCCACTTGTACCGTTAGATCCGCTTGTACCGTTAGATCCGCTTGTACCACTTGATCCACTTGATCCGCTTGTGCCACTTGATCCACTTGATCCACTTGACCCACTGGTGCCGTTCGATCCGCTTGTACCACTTGTGCCACTTGATCCACTTGACCCACTTATACCAGACGATCCGCTACTACCACTAGTACCGCTTGTACCACTAGTACCACTAGTACCACTAGTACCACTTGTACCGTTAGATCCACTTGTGCCACTAGTACCACTGCTTCCACTTGTGCCACTGCTTCCATTTGATCCACTTGTACCACTACTACCACTTGTACCACTTGTACCACTACTGCCACTTGTACCGTTGGATCCACTTGTGCCACTAGTACCACTGCTTCCACTTGATCCACTTGATTCACTTACGCCACTGGTGCCGCTTGTTCCATTTGTACCACTGCTGCCACTTATACCAGAAGATCCACTACTACCACTTGTGCCACTTGTGCCATTAGATCCACTTGTACCGCTTGATCCATTTGACCCACTTGTACCGCTTGATCCACTTGACCCACTTGTACCATTTGATCCACTTGACCCACTTGTACCACTTGTGCCGCTTGTACCACTTGTGCCATTAGATCCACTTGTTCCACTAGTACCGCTTGTGCCATTAGATCCGCTCGTACCACTAGTACCACTAGTGCCGCTTGTGCCGCTTGTGCCATTTGATCCACTAGTACCACTTGATCCACTACTACCACTTGTACCGCTTGTGCCACTAGTACCGCTTGTACCACTTGTGCCACTAGTACCGCTTGTACCACTTGTGCCGTTTGATCCGCTTGTACCACTTGTGCCGTTTGATCCGCTTGTTCCACTTATACCAGATGATCCACTAGTACCACTTGTGCCACTAGTACCACTTGTGCCACTAGTACCACTAGTACCGCTTGTTCCACTACTACCGCTTGTACCGTTTGACCCACTTGTTCCACTTGTACCATTAGATCCGCTTGTTCCAGATGATCCACTTGTTCCACTAGTACCACTTGTTCCACTACTACCAGATGTACCACTTGTACCGTTAGTACCGTTAGTACCATTAGTACCATTTGATCCGCTTGTGCCATTTGATCCACTACTACCACTTGTTCCACTACTACCGCTTGTGCCACTCGTTCCACTACTACCACTTATACCAGAAGATCCACTGCTACCACTTGTACCGCTTGTGCCATTAGATCCACTTGTTCCAGATGATCCACTACTACCGCTTGTGCCACTACTACCGCTTGTACCATTAGATCCACTTGTACCACTTGTGCCACTTGTGCCACTGGTACCATTTGATCCACTACTACCGCTTGTACCATTAGATCCGCTTGTACCAGATGATCCACTACTACCGCTTGATCCGCTTGTACCAGATGATCCACTTGATCCACTTAATCCACTTGAACCACTTGAACCACTAGTACCGTTTGTACCGCTTGTACCACTAGTACCGTTTGATCCACTAGTACCACTACTGCCACTTGATCCGCTTGAACCACTTGAACCACTTGATCCACTTGATCCACTTGTACCGCTAGTACCACTTGATCCGCTTGTACCACTTGTGCCACTGCTACCACTGGTACCGTTAGATCCGCTAGTACCACTTGTTCCATTAGATCCACTTGTACCGGATGATCCACTTGATCCGCTAGTACCAGACGATCCACTTGATCCGCTAGTACCGGACGATCCACTTGTTCCATTCGTTCCATTGGATCCGCTGGTACCAGATGATCCACTTGATCCGCTAGTACCAGATGATCCACTTGAACCGCTTAATCCACTTGATCCACTTGATCCACTCGATCCACTAGTACCGCTTGTACCACTAGTACCGCTTGTACCACTAGTACCACTTGTGCCATTAGATCCACTTGTGCCGTTTGATCCGCTAGTACCACTTGTGCCATTTGATCCACTTGTTCCACTACTACCACTTGTACCACTTGTTCCACTACTACCACTTGTACCGCTTGTACCACTCGTTCCACTTGTACCATTTGATCCACTTGTGCCATTTGTGCCGTTAGATCCGCTTGTACCATTTGATCCACTAGTACCACTTGATCCACTTGATCCACTTGTGCCGCTAGTACCACTTGTGCCGCTAGTACCACTTGTGCCGCTAGTACCACTTGTGCCGTTTGTGCCATTAGATCCACTTGTTCCGCTACTGCCAGACGATCCGCTAGTACCAGATGAACCACTTGAACCACTTAACCCACTTGAACCACTTGAACCACTTGATCCGCTAGTACCGCTTGTACCACTTGTTCCGCTAGTACCACTGGTACCATTTGTACCACTGGTACCATTTGTTCCATTAGATCCACTTGATCCACTTGACCCACTTGACCCACTTGACCCACTTGATCCACTTGTACCACTGGTACCACTTGTACCGCTAGTGCCGCTTGTACCACTAGTGCCATTTGTACCATTAGTGCCGTTTGTACCATTTGATCCACTTGACCCACTTGATCCACTTGATCCACTAGTACCGCTTGTACCGCTTGTACCACTTGTACCACTTGTTCCGCTTGTACCACTAGTACCGCTTGTACCACTTGTGCCGCTTGTACCACTGGTGCCATTTGTCCCATTACTACCGGATGATCCACTATTACCAGATGATCCACTTGTACCGCTTGTACCACTTGTACCACTTGTTCCACTAGTACCACTTGTGCCACTGGTGCCATTTGTGCCGCTTGTGCCGTTTGAACCACTGCTTCCACTTATACCAGATGTGCCACTTGTGCCACTAGATCCGCTCGATCCACTTGACCCACTGGTACCACTCGTACCACTAGTACCACTGGTGCCACTAGATCCGCTTGTACCACTTGTACCACTTGATCCACTTGTACCACTTGATCCGCTGCTACCACTTGTACCACTTGATCCATTTGTACCACTTGTGCCACTAGATCCGCTTGTACCACTGGTGCCACTGCTACCACTAGTACCGTTTGTGCCACTTGTACCACTGGTACCACTTGTACCACTAGTACCACTTGTTCCGCTACTACCACTTGTTCCGCTGCTTCCACTGGTGCCTGATCTACCGCTTGATCCTCTTGTGCCACTTGTGCCGGTTGTACCGCTTGTAGTACTTGTACCACTTGATCCGCTTGATCCATCTAATAAACCACTACTACCGCTTGTACCACTGCTTCCATTTTCTCCACTAGTTCCACTGGTTCCTATATCGCCACTTTGACCGCTACTACCACCCTCACCATTTGTACCGCTTGTGCCTTGACTACCACTGGTACCTGAAGATGTGCTTGTACCGCTTGTGCCGCTTGTATTGCTTGTTCCGCTTGATCCAGCTGATCCTTTTTCTCCGCTACTACCACTACTACCACTGGTGCCTGTGCCTGAAGTACCACTGGTGCTGATATTACCGCTTACACCTATGATGTATCCGCATGCATCAAACGAAAAAGTTATGGTTGCGGTATTATCATTATTGAGTACTATTGTTTCTGGTATTAATTGATTGAAATTCTCGTCGTATGTTTGAATTAATACTAGATCTGAGTTTAAATTATGATCAAATACCCAAGTTTTTGATTTTTGATCGCATGGTATTTGTTTAGTAGCAACATTGTTGAAAAACTGAGAACTGGTTCGACAATAAATAATTTTACGTAATTCGTCGATTATTTTAAGAAACAGCTCTGTGGTAGGATCTTTAAAAGTCGCTGTTAATTTTTTATAATCATACAGAGCATTATCCAATTTTATTGGAGAAACCTCGCATGGATCTTTCTTTAATGTTGACATTTCTTATAAATATAACGATACGGTTAAGTAACACCGTGTAAGTGTTAAAAACATAAATATTAATTATATTTAATTAAATAGAGAAATTGGTATTCTTCTCCACTGTCCTGCGCTGTATATATAAAAATAATTACCGTCGTAGCTTACCCAACCATCTTCACCATAATCTGATGATTGATATGGTACTTGATGATAGAATTTGTCAGGAAATCTTTGAAATACTCTAAAAGCGGTATTTATTGGTCTTTTATTTGCAGTTGTGTAAATAGGATTGCCATTGCAATCGTATCCACTGATATAGGTTTGACTATTATAGTCATAATCAAATGTAGCAATTTCTCTTTTTAACCACCCCGCTGGATATTGATAAACATAGATATATTTAGAATCATATGCTAACCAACCATTTTCTCCATAATCGGTGATAGATTTTGGAGCTGGATGAAATGGTGTTTTGGTAACACCTTCAAAACTGGGTTGTATTTTATTATATCCGTCTAAATTTGTTACTTTATTTACGTTTAGTGCCATTGTACCTTGACCTGTTACATCTGTGTAATCCAATGGACTATCTTTTAAATTGTTGCTATTCTTAATAATATTGTTTGAAATGTTTTCCATTTCACCTGCACTAGCAATTGCATTTTCTTGCAACATTACTTTTCTTACTGTAAATAGCTTTTGAGTGGTATTTTTTACCCCGTCTAAATTTGTTATGTAATTTTCATTTAACAAATATGCATTGACATTTATATCAAATGATGTTTTGATATTACGATCTTCACCTTCATTGATTTCTTGTTCGATGCTATAACTGTCTATTCTGGCTCTGAACTTAAATCTTTCTGCGTCTCCCCAGTAATCTTTAGCTGCATAATTGATTTGTTCCAACAGCTTATTGTTTTGATCTACATAATCAGTCCAAATGATACATTCGTATGTAATATTTACTTGAACTGGTAAACTTACACTGTAAATTTGTTTGGTTGGCTTGCTTGCAAACGCACCTTTGTTCATCAAATCAAATCTGTCATATTTGTTTTTCTCGCTATAATTCATTATGGTTTCATAACTCAAATAACGATTAAATGTTGCAAGATCTTTGTTATTTTCTACACTTTTTCTACGAATCATAACAGCTGGCAACAATATTTTGCCTTGATTGTCTCTGATATGACCAAACTTTTTCATAGCAAACCATCTTTCTGGATTGCCATATATAATTGGCACCTTGACAACTTCACCATTATCGTTTACTTGTAGTCTTAAAGTACTATCTAATGTGTTGATAATAGCTGTATCAACGTCCAATAACGTTACAGTAAAATTCTTTTGTTTATCTGTATCACGACGAGTTGCGTTGGCTCTATTATAGAACTTTTTAACATCTGATTGCGCAGATGCGTTTTCAATAGGATTTGGTGGCGGATTTGTATTAGTATTTGGACCCCAAGACATAAATTATGTTTGTCTTTCTACTAGGTTAATTTTGCTTAGTCTTGTGTAATGAGTATTAACAATCAAACTCCAAGACTTATCAGGATGACCACCCAAGAATTGTTCTTGAACTACGTTATCAATTTCATAATAACGTTCATTGTAAAGCACCAAATCGCCAATTTCTGGGAAATAGTTCGTGGTAATACAATCACGTTCTCTAAATCTGTAAACAATATCTTGTTTTCTATCAGGTCCATATCCTTGATTTTCTGTGTTAATGTCTTCACGTTGCACCAAACAACTCAAGTCTATACCAGAGTAAAAAACCTTACCCTTGTCACTACTGCTTTCACCGTAGATATTGGTATTGGTTTCATAAGCTGCAATTTTAAATACTTGTACAACGCATTCGATTATATCACCGATTAATTCAGAATTAACACTTCCCAAAAAATTTATATCTCTTGGAGAAAAGTATCTACCGGGAGAATAATTATTGTTATAAATACCCACATCTTTACGTGTAGATGTCCAGTATTGCTTAAAAGCTGGATTTTGTTTAGGGTATTGTGGTGATACAGGTGCTGCCATAAATTATCCTATATAAATGTGTAGTGGTACTCTGGAAAGCATCTTATTCATTTCTTCGCTTTCCTTACCTTTATTTTCCAATTGATTGACTCGCAAGGTTTTTTCCAACATATCTCTCAATTTATCAAGCAATGTGTCTTTTTCCTCCTTGGCTTCAGAACGTAACTCCGCACCGTCAAGAGTTACTTCGCCACCTGGAATTGGTACTGTACTATATTTTTGTAATATACGTCCCAATGTTTCTTTGCACAAAGCCAAGAAATATTTCTTGATCCACTGTTTGCCTGGTTGATTTATCTTACAATATGTACAGTATTCGTATGGTATATCACTTGGATCGCTAATGTATTCATAACGAGATCCACTATAAAAGTTGGTAATATCACGTTCACTTTCAACTATATAATCTATATAAACTTTGAAATTGTCGGTTGGAATTGGAAATATTCTCAACTTATTATTACCTAGAATTTCAAAACTATATGCGCTTTTACGAACCATATCATTAAACTCAATAGCTTGTACACGTTCCAAGTCTTCAAAGATCGGAGTCATTAAGAATTGTGTAGCAGGACTGTATGCGCTAAATCCCATTTCTGTTAGTACGTTACTATAACTCATACCAGTCATACTAAACGGATCATAAATACGAGCAATTGCTGGCGGTCTTTGGTGAAATACACGTTTAACTTCGATACGAGAGCCTGTCAAGTGTTCAATATCTTTACCAATCAATTGATTTAAGTCATAAACTTGTTGTGTGCTGCTTGGATTAACACTGCCACTGACAGTAATATAATTGCGTTTAACTTCATATTCGCCACCAACAAGTGCTTCTGCACCATATTGTTTGCTCAATTGAATTATAAAAGGCAATCCTGTACTTTTTACTCCTAGACCTGTTAAATTTTTGTATTGGTTTTGTGGTAATCCTTGTAAATTTACCATATTATTAACGATGTTGAATTCGTTAACTACACGGTTATATTCCAATACAGATTCTTCAAAACAGGCATAAAAATTAACATCGATCATTTCAATATCGACAATAGGATAACCCAAACGTTTTGCTGCCCACATAGCACTACTACTACAATCATTTTCAAAAGTAGTTTCGCCAGATCCTGTGTTACAACTTTCGCTTAAGTAATAACCAAATGGCACAGTGTTTTGAGTAACACTACTACCACTCCCAGGCCATCTTACCCTATCTTGATCTAAATTAGCACTCATTAATTATAAATATCTAAACAACAAAAATATACAGTTTATAATTTGTTAATTCACATATCATATTTTTTCATCCGTTTTATCAGCTGTACCTTTCAATTTACTTGATATTTTATTTAAATAATTCTTGATTTTATCTTTATAGATCTGTTTAGCAGTAATATTGTTTGGCTCTGTTGGTGCGCGATCACCCCAATGAATTTTTTGTGTAAAATACTTATCTCCAAATCTTTTCCTCAATTCCTTGGTTCTTATTACGAATGTATCTTCTGGTCCCTTATTTTGTATTATACCCAAGGCAAATGCGTCTTTTAATCTAAATCCCTTCATCTTTAATCCGGCGATTACACCCACGGGTTTACCTGTATCAGGATCAATTGGTCGATCACTATCGTCTAAAAATCTCAAATCGGTTCTATCTGCATCAATTACTTTATAACCACGATAATATTCTGGTAATTCATCAAATATTGCGGAAATATTACCACCAGCCTTCAAATATTTTTCACATTCTATATTGTTTTGTAAAGTTTCTTTTCTTGAAAAAGTCATATGTGGTTTTGAAGGATCTTCAAGACTTTGCATTGCCCATTTAAACACGGCTGTATAGTCATAAAATTTAACATCTGGATTTGCAGATTTCCAACTTTCCAATTTTTTATGAAAATCAAGATCGCTCGTACCGTTTAATCTAACCGATAACTTTAAATTGTATTTAGCAGCCACTTTTTTCAAAAACTCCATTTCAATTTGCAATCTTTCAATGAAGTCTTCAGGACGCATTGGATTCAATATTCTACCACGTTTACCTTCGGGTCCGGGTCTACCTTTGCCATAAAATCTATCTATAATTTTTGGATCTGTAGGAATATTTTTCATCTCATCAGATGTCAATTTGTCACCAAACAACCAACGAGTTTTTCTAGCTCTTGCTGCTAATTTTGCTTTTAGATATGCAGGGTTACCAGCAAAATTCAAACAACCAGCGTTACATTCCGGACTTTTCTTTGGACACACTTCGTGACCTGATGAATCAGAGGGAGCCAAATATAAAATTGCAGTCAAATATCCTTTGTCATCTAAGAAAGACTTCAGTGTTTTTGGATCGTTTAATACACTCAACAGTTTTAATCTTCCTTGAGTGTCTCGGGCAATATTCTTCATTAATTCGGCCAACTCAAAACTAATAGGCTCCTTTTTGTTCGCTTCAGTCAAACATATCTTTAAATTGTTATCGGTATCATTTATAGCTTCATATAGAGATTGATTTACGCAATTTTTACATTCACATACAAACGTATCTAGTGGGATAATACTGTCATCAGGTAACCCAAGTGTTTCGTACATTTTAACTTCTGTTAATAAATCAATAAATTTCATATGTGTTTTGTTATTCTTACTTTTAGATTACCTGTGCCTTTTATTACACGGTGGTATGTTTCTTTAGGTATAAATATTGTTTCTTTAAGTAATTGTGGTAAATTATTATCTAATTGAAAGTGCCAATTGTTATTTTCTATAACTTCAACGGTTCTGTCTTCACGATCTATATGCCATTCCAGTTCGTGAGTAGCTACATCGGAACTAAATTCTCTTATATACTGACTGTTACCCAGTGGGTTTTCTATAAACGGTAGACTCATTACCAGTATTTACCTTTACCTTTATTACCCAACGATTTCATTCTATGACTTCTGCAACTCCAATATCCAGCCGTTGTTCTATCTTTCTTTTGACTACATCTGTGTCTAGCTGCAAAACTCTTACGACGAGCCTTGCTACTAGCTCTGCTTCTCATATTTGGATCTCCAAATGTTACTTTTTTAACTTTGCCATTCTTAGATTTAACATATACAGCATATTTTTTAGGACCGCCGGGTGTTCTAAATGGTCTACTTAAATTAACAGTGCGTCCTCTATGCTTAAGTTCCATCAATAAATCTTCTTCGTCTTCGATAGGCGCATCCAAATACACTTCTCTACCTTCAAATATAGCCTTTTTACCCAAATCACTTTCAACCAATTCAGCGTCAGCGTCACACAATTCTATTAAATTTTGAAAATACAAAGTACGAACTTCTTCGATTAAATCAAAATAAGACTCACTATAGGTTCTAAAAATGTTTTCGCTAAGTGGAATTTTATTGTCAATATGATAACGTAAATAAGAACTCATCACTGGTTCTATGTTCTTAGGATGTGCCATCGGACACAACGAATCGTTCTCTATTAAGTCATTAAGTTTGATCATATTGATAAATATTAGTTTTATTATAAAAAATAATATTTATATTATATGAACTTTAAA